ATCCGCTTCATTAGCTGCTGGAGGTGGAGGTTCTTCCGCAGAAACTAATTTTACCCAATCCTTATTTGTAACACCAAGTGGTAATAATGGAACAGCTATAGTTGGGGACATGTTAAAACCATTTCAAACAATATTGGCAGCAACTGCATCAGCAAACGTAGGCGATACAATTATAGTATACCCTGGAGAATACATAACAGATGCTCAAATAGCAAAAGATAATGTAAATTATTATTTTTATCCCGGAGCTGTAGTATCGGGATCAACCTCACTTGTAGCAGGTACTTTTGAAAACTTAAACATAAGAGGCCATGGTACATTTAAAACCAATTATAATGGAGCTCCAGTGGGAGATATTATAGCAAATGGATATTTTGAATGTGACAGAGTAGAATTTGCAGGATTATCAAGCGCAGGATATGCAGGCTCTCCAAAATTTACTCAAAATGTATCTGCAGACCCAAATGGTGTACTACAACTTAAAGGAGATTATAAGTATGGTCTTATCGATGGAGCTCGAACTGGAAACGGTTTTAATGCAGCTATGAGGTTTGGTGAGGGCAATATTATTGCAAACTGTAATGCCTTTGTTAGCTCATCAACTGAGATGATGGGTATAGAAATAGCTACTGCAACAGATACAGATGTAATATTTAACGGTGATGTTTATGCTGAAAATGGTGTAGCTGTTTATACAAACGACAGAGCAGCTCACGTTACTCTTACTGGAAGATTTGAAACTGGTAATCAAGCTACATATCAAGCAATTAAAATTGTTCCTGCATACGTTGGACGATATATAATTAATGGAGAAATTATTGGTTCAATAAGGATAGACACAGGTGAAGCGAGTGATTCTGGAGTACAAATAGACGGTATTCAAATATGCACCAGTTCTCCAGACTCATGTGCAGTAAAAATTGACGGTGGGTATAATACTCTAAATCACACAATACGAGCATCTGAAATTATATTTGATGTTAACGGAGGCGAGACCCACTTTTACGGAGCAGCATATATTAGCCAAGCCTCAACCGGAAAATTATTTGATGTATCTACAGGAAGATTTGTGTGGAATGGAATGAATGTGGGCACTAACATTAGAGCATTAAGCAATGTAATTAGTGGTGGAGAATTGATAATAAATGGACCACTTGAACATTATGGTTCTAGTTACCCAAACAATACAGAGTGTTTTGATTTAAGTGGCGGAATATTAGAAATAAAAAATCAAGTTAGATATCACCAAAACACTACTGGTTCTGGGTTTGTAGATATGTCTGGTGGTTATTTAAAATTAAATGGAGCTGAGTTAATACACAACGATGGTACTGGATCATATGCACCTTGTATAAAATTAACTGGAGGTCAAACTGGATCATTTTTTAATAATAGTTTTACTAACTTGAATGTATTTAATGATAGTACTTTATTCCTTAACGAAATGGCTGGAAGTGGATCATTATTTTTTACAGACAAACTTAGATAAGCTTTCCTAAATTATATCTTAAATAAAATTTAATTAATGATTTAGAATAGATTAAAATTCCTTTGTAATTTAAAATAATTTTATTATCATATATTTATAATAAATAAAAATATGGAAACAGTTACAACAGAAAAAAAGTTTTTAGAAAAAGAAGAAAAAGAAAAATTAAATGAAATTCAAGATCAAACCCAATCATTAATTTTTGAATTAGGTGAAATTGAAATGATAAAAATTTCATTAGATGATAGAAGAAAACAAGCTGAATCTTTTTTAGAAGACATATCTATAAAAGAAAAAGAACTTACAGATTCTTTATCTGAAAAGTATGGAACTATTAATGTGGATCCAAAAACAGGTGAAATTACTAAATTAGATTAATTTAGTTGAAAATACACCATATTTATAATAAAATTTAAATTTATCAACAGATGAATGAGACTCTTATATCTCCTGGTGTATTAGCTATAGAAAATGATCAATCTTTTATTACAGAACAGCCCCTACAGGCAGGTGCCGCTATTGTAGGCCCAACTTTAAAAGGTCCTGTAAGTATACCTACGTTATGTACTACATATAGTGACTACCAAAATAAATTTGGTTCCACATTTACAAGTGGTGGAATGGAAATATCTTATTTTACTTCAATATCAGCATATAATTATTTTGAAAATGGAGGGAATTCATTATTAGTAACTAGAGTAGTAAGTGGAACTTTTTCTCCTGCTATTTCTTCTACTATACCTACCCATATAGCGGCAACTAATGCTTCTGCTTCTATTGATATGACTTCATTCCACCCTTCAGGATCATTTAGTGTAAATGGGATAACTTTATTTGTTACTGGAAGTAGTACTGTCCCCGCTAACACTTCAGAAATTATATATTTTACTTCAGGTTCAACAGCTGCTAATACAGCTATAACAGCATCTGTTATATTTAATAATAGTAGTTCAGTAGCACCATATAGTTCTTCATTATCATCAATAAGTGCTAGTTTTAGTTCAACTAATTTAATTATTACTCATACCGGAGGAAATGGTTTAGCAGGAAATACAATCCCATATATTTCAGGAAGTGTAACATATTATTTAAGTGGAGGTACTAATACAGAAGCATTTTCATTAGAAACTATTTCTGAAGGTGTAATAATGAATAGTTCTGGTTCTTTAAATTCTGATGGGATATTAGATAATGGAACAAGTGAAAATTTAAGATGGCAAATTTTATCTCCAAATACTCAATCTGGTACTTTTTCATTATTAGTAAGACAGGGTAATGATTCAACATTATCTCCTTCTATATTAGAAACTTATAATGATTTATCATTAGATCCAACATCTCCTAATTATATAGAAAAAATAATAGGAAATTCAACACGAACTATAGCACAAGATGGAACTGATTATTATATTCAAACAGTAGGAGAATATCCAAATAATTCAAGGTATGTTAGAGTAAAAAATGTTTTAACCCCAACCCCCAACTATTTAGGTAATAATGGAGTTGCCAAAAATAGTCTTACATCATCAATTCCTTATACATCAACAGGAATATTTGATGGTGCTCAAGGAGATATAACTTCTTCTTTAAATAACAAATATTTTAATAATATAACAGATACTAATACACAAGGATTAGTAGCAGATAATTATACAATTCCTATAAACCTATTATCAAATAAAGATGAATATAAATATAATTTTATAACAATTCCTGGATTAATTGATAATTCATCTTATTCAAGTCATGTATCTAAATTAAGTATCCTTATATCTAATATTCAAAATAGGGGGGACTCAATGGTAATTTTAGATACTGTGGGATATGGAGACAATACATCTACTGCTATAACTGCAGCATCTGCTAGAAATACTTCATATGCTGCAACATATTACCCTTGGATAATGACCATTGACCCCAATTCAGGAAATTCAGTTTGGGTACCTCCATCAACTATGATAGCTAGTGTTTATGCATTTAACGATGCTGTAGCAGATCCTTGGATAGCCCCAGCAGGTGTAAATAGAGGTATTATTACTACTGCTTTAAGAACCGAAAGAGTCCTTACCCAAAATTCTAGAAATGCATTATATCAAGGAAAAGTAAATCCTATTGCAACCTTTCAAGGATCTGGAGTTACAGTATTTGGACAAAAAACATTACAAACTCAAAAATCTGCTTTAGATAGAGTAAATGTTAGACGTTTACTAATAGAACTAAAATCATTTATTTCAGAAGTAGCTGAATCTTTAGTATTTGAACCTAACAATCAAGTTACAAGAGATAGCTTTTTATCCCAAGTTAACCCATATTTATCTACAGTACAACAAAGACAAGGAATAAGTGAATTTAATGTTGTTATGGATGAAAGTAATAACACTCCAACTACTATAGATAATAATGAATTGATAGGAGCTATTTATATTCAACCTACAAGAACAGCAGAATTTATTAGATTAGACTTTAACGTATTACCAACAGGAGCAACTTTCCCTTCGTAATATTTAATTTTATATAAAAACAATAATATTTATAATAAAAACATAAAATGGCAAATTTCTCTATCTCTCCTGGAGTAACATTAAACGAAATAGATAATACATTTTTATTAGGTCAACCCGTGCAAGCAGGTGCTGCTATTATAGGACCAACAGCAAAAGGACCTATTGAGCAACCAACTCTAGTAACATCTTATTCTGATTATACAAGTATGTTCGGAGACACTATATTAAGTGCTAGTAATACTTTTTCATATTTAACATCAATAGCTGCTCAAAGTTATTTTAATTATGGAGGTGAATCATTATTAGTAACTAGAGTAGTAACTGGTTCTTATACAGCAGCAACTTCTTCTATAATGGCAACAAGTTCTATTGATCCTACTGAAGGTTTAAGTGGAAGTTTTTATAGTGCTTCAAACACAAGTCCTTTTATTTTAGAAACTATATCTAAAGGAGAAAGTGAAAATAATAATACTCTTGGAAGTACTTACTATTCAAATGGTTTATTAACAAATGGAGATAAAAATAATTTAAGATTTGAAATAGTTAATTCTAGTACTTCATCGGGATTATTTAATGTGATTATAAGACAAGGAAACGATATACAAGATAAAAAAATTATTCTTGAAACTTTTAATAAAGTAAATCTTGATCCTGAATCAGATAGATATATTGCTAAAGTAATTGGAGATCAAACCATAACATATGATTCAACTAATGAACAAAATGTTACTACTGGAGAATATCCAAATAACTCAAGACACATCAGAGTAAGTGCAGTTAATTCTAAAACTCCTAATTATTTAGATGCTGTAGGAAACCCTAAAACTGAATTTACTTCATCAATACCTAAAGCAGGTGTTGGTAATTTTGGAGGAGCAACAGGAAGTGTTAAGGGAGGAGCTAAATTCTATGATAATATTGATAATACAGATACTCAAGGATTGACAGCAGGTAATTATGATACTGCTATTACATTAATGAAGAATAAAGATACATATAAATATAATGTATTATTTACTCCTGGATTAATGAATAGTTTATCTTCTCATACATCTAAAATAACAAGTATTATAAATAATACAATAGAGAGAGGAGATGCATTATATGTACTAGACACTACAGATTATTTAGGAACAATTAATGATTCTATCACACAAGCAGTATCTAGAGATACATCATATGCTGCAACATATTGGCCTTGGGTTAAAATATTAGACCCAGGAACAGGAAAAATGGTATATGTACCCGCTTCAACAGTAATCCCAGGTGTTTATGCTTTTAATGATAAAGTAGCAGCTCCATGGTTTGCACCAGCAGGTATTAATCGTGGTGGGTTAAATACAGTACAATATGCTAAATATAAATTAACCCAAGCTAATAAAGATAGTTTATATGAAGCAAATGTAAATCCATTAGCAACTATTTCTGGAGAAGGAGTTGTAGTATTTGGGCAAAAAACATTACAAAAAGAAGCGTCTGCTTTAGATAGAATAAATGTAAGACGTTTATTAATAGCTTTAAAGAATTTTATAGGACAATTAGCAGACCAAATAGTATTTGAACAAAATACAGCAACTACAAGAAATAATTTTATTGCTAGAGTAACACCATATCTTGAAGGTGTACAACAAAAACAAGGTTTGTATGCTTTTAAAATAATAATGGATGATTCAAATAATGGTCCTGCAGTAATAGATAGAAATCAATTAGTTGGACAAATTTATATCCAACCAACTAGAACAGCAGAATTTGTATCATTAGATTTTATTTTAATGCCTACAGGAGCTGAGTTTCCTAGTTAAAAAATAGAAAAGTAAAATATTTATAATAAAACAAAGAAAATAAAATAAAAAGAAAATGGCAATATTAGATCCAAACGAAATTTTCTATACAGCATTCGAACCAAGAATGACTAATAGGTTTATCCTTTATATGGATGGTATCCCATCATACCTTGTTAAAGGAATGTCAGCTATTTCATTAGCTCAGACTGCTGTACCACTTAACCATATCAATGTTCAACGTTATGTAAAAGGTAAAACAATATGGCAACCAATTACATTTACAATGTATGAAGCAATTACACCATCTGGAGCCCAAGCAGTAATGGAATGGGTACGTTTAGGGCATGAATCAGTAACAGGTAGAGATGGTTATTCTGATTTCTATAAAAAAGATCTAACATTTAATGCTTTAGGTCCTGTAGGAGATGTTGTTTCTGAATGGATTATAAAAGGAGCAGTAATTACAAGTGCTAACTTTGGAGATTATAACTGGGATGATGATGGAACTGCAGTTAATATGACTTTAGAAGTACAACCAGATTATTGTATCTTGAATTACTAAGATAAAGTATTTTACATATTACAAGAGCTCCACAATTATGTAGGAGCTTTTGTTTTCTTCCTTGGAGAATTAAATTATTAGTTATATATTACATAATATGAAGTTTTTAAAAACACTATTTTTTATATTTTTAATTAACTTTTTCTATTCACAATGTGTTGGGATAGAATCTTTTACATTAAACCCACCACCACCACCAACAGGATATACTCCTGGTACTGTTGTTAATGTTTGTTATACAATGGATGGGTGGAATGGAACTTTAGTTGGTTCTAATTGGCTGGAAGGATTTGATATAAATTTAGGACCAGGTTGGATAAACTTAACACCTGGATTACCCCCTGCAAATTGTAATGGAGGAGGTGGACAATGGCTTTGGATGAATACAACAACATCATCATCAACAGGAATAACAGTAGGACCAGGTTGGTTTTTTGAAATAGGATCAGGTGGACCAGTAGATGGCAACCCAGGAAATGATTGGGGTGATTTTGGAACAACATGTATATGGACTTTTTGTTTT